GAGCAAGTGACCATCAATGGGGAAGCTGAGCGGAACGGACAAACAAAATTCTTTGACCTGCAGGCCGGGCGCTATGACGTGGCTACGGAGACGGGGCCGAGCTTTGCCACACGGCGACAGGAAGCGGCAAAAGGCCTGGTTACGCTTATTTCGGCACACCCGCCATATGCTGAAGCGATCGGTGATATCGTGATCGAAGAACTCGATATTCCTCGCGGAAAAGAAGCAGCGGCACGCATCAAGCGCACCATTGATCCAAAGGTATTGGGTGAAGAAGAGTTGTCGCCAGAACAGCTTCAGGCGCAGTTAGGGCAAGCGCAAACGGAGTTTAAGCAGCTTGAAGCGTACACCGTGGCACGTGAGCAGGACATCAAACGCCTTCGGGCAGAGTTGGAAACCGCCGAGCTACGCATTGAGGACAAGACGCAGAGCCACACCGTGGACCTGGCGCGGCTCGATCTGGACCGAGAGAAGTTGCAGCATCAAATTGATATTGACGGACGTGAGCTGGCGGTGGACGAGCAGACGAAGAACCGGAAGCTTGACATTGACGAGACCGAAGTGGCGTTGGACGCGGTGCAAGGGGGATGAGATGGAACGTACGATTTCTGGGATGAAAGATGGCAGCGCACCACAGGCGCCTCAAAGGCGCAAGGGAATTGAGGTGGTTCCCTTTGGCGAATTTCGTCTTTATATATGCGAACTTTTGATACGGTTTATTATGAAGATTGTCCCAAGAAAACTCCCAGCAGGCCGCATGCTTTTGGTGTGTCTTGTGTCCTATCTTTGCAACCAGTTGAAATGGGTAAATGGCGAAGACAGTCAGGCGTCATTAGTGCGTGACGCGGCACAAGGGGGATGAGATGGAAAAGTGGATGCAAGATGTTCTTGATGAGCACCGTACCCATCTAGGTTTTTGTTTCCCTCCTAAGGGCTTGCGAGAGGGTGATACGCTTCAATGCTCGTGCAAGGGGATGTTTCTTCTTCTCAAGCCAGCGGATGAAGGATGGACTGCATCAAGGTTCTCGGTAGGTGACACCTTCACGTGGCCCTGGTCTGATGAGGTGCAAGTCATTACGGAAGACATAACGAGTGAGGGCCAACAATCCGAGGCTCCTGAGTGGTTCCATCAAAGCATGGACGATGCAGGGCGGAAGATTGCTGACGCAATAGAGCGCACCGCGCTGGGTTGGCATGAAGATATTTTTGTGATAAGGCGCTAGGGGGATGAGATGCCGAATGTTTTCAGCCCACTTGACGATATTTGCCAGAAGATTGCAGCATGGAGTGTGAGCGAAGCGGCTCATATTCCATTTGATGCAGCATTGGAGGCTCTTTCTGCGCCTACAGAAGAGCCTGATTTGAATTTGGCCGAGCGAGAACAAGATAGTTTGCCCCATGAAGACATGGTTCTTCTGAGCCTTGTCTAACGATTTCGTCTCAGTCACTTCGCCGAGGGCTGAGCACGCGAAAAGGAGTATGGCGCGATGGCAGAAGACACAGCAGTGCCTGTCATTCCTGAGACTCAGGAAGGCCCCCCAGCGCCTGCAAGTGCAGACAATGGGATGGTTAAGTTGGAATCATTTGACGGCGATCAAGCAGGTGTTGAAAGCGCGCTGGGGATTACCCCAGACACTCCGCCTGCACCAGATGCGACAGAACCGACATCGGAAGTGCCTGGGGATGGCGTATCTAGCCCTGTGGGAACCAAGGATAGACCGCTTCCGACGGTCCATTCTGGCGACCCGCCGGGTGTGCAGGACCGCATCAACATCTTCACCAAAGTCAATAGAGACCAACAACGTGAAATTGAAACGTTGAAGGCACAAGTCGGGGTATTGACGCAACCTCCGGATGAATCAGAGGCAGCGGCACCACCGAATCTTGAGACCTTTGGCGACGATACAAAAGGCTATGTTGAGGCTGTTGCTCGTTGGGGGGCGAAGGAAGAACTACGAGAACAATCGGTCACACGGCAAGAACAAGTGGCCACGGCACAGGCTAAAGCGGTTACGCAGCATAGCGCGTCGAGTTGGGCCGCAGATATCGCAGCGGTCCGAGCGGGGCATGAGGATTACGTTGTCGTGATGGAGGCCGCAGCGAAGGCAGAAGCGGACACTTCAGCGATGGCAGCCATGCTGGAGAAAACATTACCGCAGATTCCGAAAGGCGCTGAGGTATTTTATGCCTTAGCCAAAGACACGCCGGGCGAGCTGACACGGATTAGCACGTTGCTTGCCATGGAGCAGGCGGCCGAACTTGTCTTGGCCTCGCGGGCGTTGGCGGTGACAGCGACGGCAACGGAGACTGAGCCGGAATCGACGCCGCCAACCACGCCTACAACTCCGATTGGTCCGATTGCTCCGTCGGGTAGCCCTGCGCCCATTGTTTTTAACGACAATAGCTCTCATGAGGATTTTTTGCGGTGGCGAGCCGATCAAGTCGGGCCGCCATAGCTATAGAGGGCTAAATGGCGAACACTTTTTTGACCAATTTGATGATCACGAACGAAGCTCTGATGATTTTAGATCACGAGCTGTCGTTCTTCCAGACGATCACCACGACTTATGATGACCAATTCGCGCAGCGAGGCGCGAAAAACGGCGACGTATTGGATATTCGGTTGCCCCCCAAATACGTGGTCAAAGACGGGGCAACGTATATCTCCCAGCCGAACATTGAGGAGAAAGCCACTATCAAGGTGACCCAGAAACATGTGGGTTTGGAGGGGATTCAAAACGCAGACCACACGTTGCGGATTGACATCTTTGGTGAGCGGTTTATCAAGCCCGCCATGGCCCCCCTTGCCAACCGGGTGGACGCGGATGCGCTAGCCACGGCCGATCAAGTTGCGAACATTGTAGGCGTACCTGGTACCTCACCGACGACGTTGCTCACCTATGGGGACGCCTTGACCCGGCTCATGAACGAAGGCACGGGGATGAATAACCTACACATGGTAACGTCCCACAATGACATGAATGTCATCGTCGATGCGAATAAGGGGTTATTTCACAGTGGGGAGCAATTGATAACCCAATACGAGCGGAACCTTATGGGCGTCGCGGCTGGTTTTAAGTGGCTGAGAGATTCCCATGTGTTGCGGCATACGAGCGGGCTCTTTACAGCAGGATCGACGCCTTTGACCGCTGAAGCGGTTGCTTCAGGATCTACGACGATTTTGACGGACGGATGGGTCATTTCTACCACGAATGTTCTGAGGAAAGGCGATCATTTTAGTATAGCGGGAGCGAACGCGGTTGTAGCTCAAACCAAGGCTGATGCAGGATATCCTCGCACGTTTGTGGTGACTGCCGATCAATCAACGGATGGGACGGCAGGTGGGCCTATCACGATTCCCTTTTCTCCGGCTATTCAAGGCCCGCTGACAGGCGGCTTGCAGAACGTCACTGCCCTCCCGGTGGACGGTGCTGTCATCACGCCTTTTGGTCTTGAACTGACCACCAGCACCTATAACATTGCATACCATCCTGACGCCTTCGCGCTCGCCTTTGTCGATCTGATGCTCCCTGCGGGGCTTGATAAGGCAACACGGGCAACGCATCGCTCCGGTGTGCGTATGACGTACCTCTCGGACTTCTTTATCAAGGAATACGAGGGGATTGACCGGCTGGATATCCTTAATGGGGAAATCTGCCACCGGCCAGAAATGGCGTGTATTGTGGCAGGGGTCTAAAGCTATGGCTGGGTCTGGACTGCCTTCTATTTTTCCTACGTGGCGCTATGCGAGCGGCGGACGCAGAGTAATCGTGTACACAGTCGCTGACTGGAAAGCGCTTTGCCAGATAGCGCCATTAGACGAGTGGTACGACAGTCCAGCCAATATTCCAGCAGAGACACCGTCTCTCGAGGAGGTGTCTCTGCCTAAACCCGAGCCTGAATCCGAGCCTAAACCGCGTGCAGCAAAGCGCACTCGTGGGAGGCGGAACCGATGAGTACCGTTCGTGAGCTTCTGACTGATAGCTTGCAGCTTCTTAACATTGTGGCGGTAGGCGAACCAGTCCGTGCGTCCCTGATCAACAGCGCTTTGCGTACCGCAAACGATATGTTGGAGATATGGACGCTCAAGTCGACGCTGGTGTTTCATATGCCGCGCCTCCTCTTTCCCTTGACGCCCAATAAGGCTACATATACGCTGGGCACGGGTGGAGATTGGGACACGCCGCGTCCCGACCGGGTGGACAGTGCCGCATTCCGGGAGACGAGTACGAGCTTAGAGCGGCCAATCTCGCTGCAAACTGATCTCCAATTTCGGAGTATTCGCCAACGGACAACAACGAGTACATGGATTTCTGTGCTGTACCTTGACGATGATTTCCCTCTCATCACCGCGACGGTGTACCCAGTGCCTACGGTTGCCAATGAGATTATTCTCTATTCGTGGGAGCAGCTTACGAAGTTTAAGACATTGGACGAGGAGATAGCCTATCCGACGGGCTATGAGGCGGCGATTAAGTACAATGTGGCAATCTGGATTGCTCCATCATATGAAATTACCGTCTCACCTGAAGTGGCTGGCATTGCCAACATAGCAAAGGCCGCCTTGGAGAATAACAATACACCTGTGGAAGAAATGCTGAGTGATCCGCGTTTGTTTGCGCGCAGGTCTGGGCGGTATGACCGACTGGCAAGGAGCTATTTGTAATGCTTGAGGGAATTTGGCGCCGTGTGGACCTTGATTTATCAGATAAAGATAAGGGGAAGAAATGCGTCGGAGCCTATGTGGATGAAGTGTTTTTTCCTTCGAGCATCGCAAGCGAGACACCTGAAGCCTTGTATGATTTTTTTGAAAATATGCTCCATGTGCGAGCCGAAGAAAAATGGGAAGATGCTATTCTTCATGCGTTTCAATTTGATATGAGGACATATTCCTGGATGCTCCTCATTGAACCACAAAGGTTTGTGGTTGAGGAGCCTTGTCTGCACTCTGACCCACGGGCTATAGGAGGAAAAAGAAGCCTGCTCCCCGTTTATGAGATTATTAGCCGCCCGAGGACGGGGAGTAGCAATGGCACGTTTTGAACTCCCATTTCTTGGCCCGGCCTACGAGGCGCGAAGCCAGACTTTAAGTACTGAGCGGTGTATCAATTGGTATTTTGAGGCCGTGGAAAGTGGCAAAGGCAAGGCGCCGTGGGCGTTGTATGGAACGCCAGGTCTCACGCGAACAGTGACCTTGCCAGGGGCAGGCGGGGTGCGAAGCATGCACCGGTCCACGCGGGACGGCCGGCCGTTTGTTGTCCAAGGCAATAAGCTTTTTGAACTCACCAGCCCCACTAGCTTCGTCGAGCGTGGCACCGTCAGCGGAAAGAATACCCGCGTCAGCATGGACAATACAGCGTTAGAATTGGCCATTGTGGACGGCCAACAGGGCTGGATATTGAACTTGGATACTGGCGTTTTCCAACAAATTACCGACCCGTCATTTTTCCCGGCAAATACGGTGATTTCGACAGGGGGCTTTTTCCTGTTTGATCATGTGGGCACCAATCAGATTTTCTTCTCGAATCTTTTGGATGGATTGAGCTATACGAGTACGGACTTTTTCAGCGCGGAAGGAAGCCCAGACAAAGTGATTGGAGTACACCGGAGCCATGGCGAGGTTTGGGCGTTCGGTGAGGACACGACGCAAGTCTTCGTCAACACCGGGGGGCTCAGTAATCCGTTTACCGTTCTCCAGAATGCGTTTATGGAAACCGGAACGGTCAGTCCGTATACCATGGTGCAATTGGATGACCAGACGTATTGGGTCGGACGCAATGAGGACGGAGCGGGTACTGTGTGGCGTGCGTCAGGCTACACCAACAATCGAATTTCCACCCATGCCGTGGCGACCGCGTTGAATAAGACGGACATGGCGAGTCTGACTGCCTACGGCTATCAGGAAGAAGATCATTTTTTCTATGTCATCCAAACGCTGTCCCACACGTGGACGTATGATGCCACGAACGGGTTGTGGACTGAACGTGGGCGGTTAACGGATGAGGGCCTTCTTGTTCCTCAGCGTCCCTGGGTGCATATGTTCGCATTTGGCAAGCATCTTGTCGGCGACCAGACTACCGGCGCTATCTACGTCTCCGACCTTGACGTGTACATGAACGATACCGAACCAATCTCCCGTATCCGGCGCGCGCCCTATTGGGCGACCCGTCGCACGCGCTCGACGCACAGCATGGTCGAAATCGACATGGAGGTGGGGGTAGGGCTGAACGACGGCGCGGCGTCCGCCATTGACCCACAGATTACACTGGCGTGGTCTGATACGCACGGGAAAGAGTGGAGTAATGTGTACAGGGAAAGCCTGGGGAAGCAGGGTGAAGACCTGCAACGAGTGCGGTTTTGGCGACTAGGCCAGACGTTTGATCGGGTGTATGAGTCCGTGGTAACGGCGCCGGTCAAGGTCACCATGCTGGGCGCATATCTGGAGGCACGTGTATCATGACTGCTGCTGTTGTATTTATTTTTTGTATGATACTGATGGTCGTGCTCATGTTTGAGGATGAAAATGGGTGAACCACGCGAACGATTGACGCTGCCTCTGCTGCGTGCGCGGTTAACGGAGGAACGCACGGGCCTCGTTGTGCGGGTGTGGCAACCGTGGTTTGAAGCGTTGGACCGTGTTGTGCGCAGCCTTGAAGGAGGGCTAGCGGATATCGAAAGCGATCCGCAGCAAGGAGATGTTGCTGGCGTGCTGAGGCGGCGTGATGTGCCGGTAGATATCCCTGTGGCAGTGGTGCCGCGCTTAGGCGATCCGGTTGATATTCCCGTAAGCACCGAGAGGGAGGCCCGGCGGTTACAAGCAGAGCTTGAGCAGGTCCAAGCGTTTTCGGACGTGCCGCAGCTCACTGAGCTCGTCGGGCGGGCGTTTACGCCGCAACTATTGGCTCAGGAACGGGCAACGACGGTGGCGACGTCGATTTATCAGCCCGCTGCAAATTTGATCGGGGTGGTTAAACAGTTTGTCGTAACGAACACCAGTGGGACGACGACAACGTATCGTATTTTTATGGACATCAATGGGCTGGTGTTTGATGAGGATTCTTCGGTTTTTTGGGATGTCTCCATCCCAGGAAACACGGTAGACAATGTGCCCGCGTGGCTGCCGTTGGAGAGTACAGGGGCCATAGCGATTCTCGCAAGTGCCAACGATCGCTTGACGGTCACGGTTGGTGGATATGAGATTGTTGTTGATGAGATATTTGCAGAACGACCGCTAGGGCAAACACGCCCGCCGACACTCAATGTGCCGGTTTCCATTTTTTCGCCACTGGTAGGCGTGCGCGGAGTGACCAGGTCGCTCATTGTGTCGAACGTGGCGGCGGGAGGCAAAGCAGCAAAATATAGTATATACCTGGATCACGATGGAGCGATGTATAATGATACAACCGCCCTGGCACGAAATGTTTCGCTTGGGTCAGGCACCACGGATATTGTGCCGCTGTGGCTCCCCATGGACAACACAGCGGGGAATCTAGCGGTTGAGACGAATGACGTAGCGAACGAGTTAAATTTTACTCTGTTCGGGTTTTTGGAGCCGAAATAACATGGCGACTGGGCTTTTCCGTTTTCCCCCTGAAGTGCTTACAGCCTTTCAACTTGCCGGGACAGGGCGCGCAGGCTTGACACAACAAATTGGCAATGGACTTTGTGAAGTGGTAAGCAATACCGTTTTTACTGATATCTGGGAACCGGGAGGTATTCGCCCATGGTTACAGGCCCCTGAACGTCTTCGAGTCACGTCTGATAGTGCGGATGATACGGCAGCAGGGACGGGCGCTCAAGCGATCTTGTTAGAAGGTCTTGATGTGACCGGGGTTAATATTGTTGAAACACTTGCCACCGCAGGACTCTCTGCTTCTGCCTTGACGACTCAGTCCTTTTTCCGATTGAATCAAGTTCTTGTGCGTCCTGTTGGAACGTATGGGGGCGCCAATGTAGGACAGTTATCTATCGCGACAGAGTTGAGTATTTTGCAAGCGACGATTCCCCCTGGTTTTGGCCGATCTACGCATTGTCATGTGACAGTCCCAAGTGATCAGATTGGGCTACTTTTTGGTATTTTCCCTGGCATTGACGCGAATAAAACGGCGGTGCTCCAATGCGTGAACGTTTCTGGACCGCTTGACGCCGCAGGGAAAGTGATGGAGATAACCGGATTGGTAGTCGAGCCAGCCCGGAGCCATGCCCCAGCAATACGCGCTACCTGAACCTGCGCATACCCGGTATACGTTGCCTGGAAAGTCAACTGCGTCCCTGTTTCGCCCGGATCGGCCGTATGCAGTGCTACGGTAAGGAGAGTCACCGGGCCAGTCGTATCGTTCTCGGCAATGCCAGGGATTGGAGTGCCGTTAAAATAGAGGTCCATAAAAATACGATACGTTGTCGTCGTCCCACTGGTGTTCGTTACGACAAACTGTTTAACCACCCCGATCAAATTTGCAGCGGGCTGATAAATCGACGTCGCCACCGTCGTTGCCCGTTCCTGAGCCAATAGTTGCGGCGT